TGAATTTGTTTTCTTCTTCGAACTGACGGTTTAATAAATTCTTTTCGATCTTTTATTTTTTCTAAAATTTCTGAATTTTTAATTTTGCGCTTCCATATTTTAAGAGCAAATGCTAAATCTTCACGTGCGGAACCTACTACGTTAACTGCTAATGGATTTCCTGCTACAATTGTTTGATGTTGTTTTTGTTTTTTATTCATATAACGATATTAAATTTTTCTAATTGGTCTTTTCGTACGTTGTAGTTCAGCTTCAGGCTGCGGAGCTGGTTGTTGTTCTCCTCGTACTTTAAATCTAAAATGTTTAAGTTCTGGCATTTGTGATAAGTAGCCTTGAATCTTTTGTGATTCAGTTCCTGGATCTTGTCCTAAACGAAAATAAAGATAAACTACTTTGCCGGTTTTTCCGATTTGTTTTTTAACTAAGGTAATTCCCTTTTTTGCTGCCCATTGCTGAATCTCTTTGGTAACTCTAATTGCATCTGCTGGATCGCGTAAAACAAATTCTACACCACCTCTATAATCAGTTATGTTGTTAACTAATTTTGCTTCATCTATTTCAGATTCGTTTGCTGTAATACGTATATTTCCTCCGGCTTCTTTTGCAGCTTTTTGTGCAGCTTTTAACGCCGTTGGGTCTTTAGCAACAGATGCTGCTATTTCTATATCATTTGGATTTTGTTTAACTGATTGTTCAGTTAACCCAAAAAACTGTTTATATAATTTTCTAAACGTATTCATTACTTACCTATATTATAATAATTTTTTTTGTAAGATCCAAATTATCCGACATTAAAATAACGATTCAAATGTTGACCAATATTTTCATAACACAATGCCATTCGTTCTTGTGCTTCTTTTAATTCGCGAGCGGCTTGTTCAAAATCGCGATAATCTTCATGCATTCTTTTGTTGCCTTTTTTATGAGCAACATTCGTCATCCAATCATCACTTTCGGTCATGATTTTATCAGCACTTTCTACAATATTTTTAACTCGTTCAACAATTTCTTCAAGATCGCCTTTTCCGTATACAGATTCGCCTAATGCTGAAAAATTTGCTACTTCTTGCATGAATGCTCTTTTTTCTTCTTTAGACATTGGCTTCGGTTGGTCTTCTAGAATTGTTTCTAAAATAAATTTTAAGTTTGGTGTTCTCATTATATGATCCTACATTTTCCATCTTCGCATAAAATCGAAGTTATAAGGCTGTTTACTTTATTATATTTGTTTGCGGTATTCATTTTATCAACTGATTCATTCATGCTCGTAGGACGCATAAAAGCTCCATGGGTAGAAGGATTTGACACAAAGTCCCAACATATCAATTCAAAATCTTCTTGAACCTCTACCGTGCCTTCGCTACGTAATTCTTTAACAGATCCTAAACCACGAGATGAAATACCTAATGTGATGCCAGCTTTAAATAATTCTTTAAGAATTTTACCTGATGGGGTTTCTAAAATTTGAACTGCTCCTAACAAATCATCACCATTCCACCAAATTTTTAAAATGTTATGCGATACGTTGTTTAAGTTAACAATTGACGATTCTGGGTGATCTAATTCACCTAAAGCTCTATGTTGATCGATATATTCTTGTTGATAACGACGGCATTCTCTTTCTAAAATTTGTTTTGGATAAACGCGGCCGTTTTGATTTTTAGCTCCAGCTCTTTGTAAAACCCCTTGCACTACAAAACCACCCGGTATTCCATATGCAGCACCACTATTCTCATTCAATGAGTTAACAGGCTTAAATGGCATATATTCTACGATTAGTTGTTTTGACATATTACTCCCCTAATGATCTTACTCGCTCTGATATTTTTGTTAATCGTTCTGCTATTTTTACTAATGCTTTATCTGCCGATGAACCTATATTTGTTCTAGACAAACCAGATTCTGTTTTCAATCTAGAAGTATGATTAACTAACGTTTCAATTTCTTGAAGTTTTTTAGCTACTTCTTTGATTGTATTTTTAACTTTTTGTTCTGGAGTAGTTTTAGAATCTCCAGTTACAAATGTTCTATATGATTCAATAAGTTGTTCGTACTTGCGATCCATTGCTTCTTGAACTTGCAAATAATTTTTTGTTTTTTTAACAGGCATTGCTGTATCTGGTAGATTTCCTATGCGTGTTGTTTTATCTTTTATATTATTCGTTCCCATGCCATCTTTATAAAAACGAGTAGGATATTCATTATTATCATTTTGCCACCAATATTTGTCATCGACTGCAAAAGGAAATTTATCATTAAAAATTTCTTCGTCAGATTCAGGTTTTTGATATCCCGTTTCTTTCCATTTAAATGATGGAGGTGTATTGATAGATTCCTTAACACGTTTCATTCCTAATACTTCAACTGTATCATCTTCGGCACCTGTTTTACTAAATGCTTTTGGTGTATTATATGAACCAGCTGCGGCTGAAGTACTAATCTCAGCAATTTCCTCTTCATTGCATATACATTGGTCTGCCGGACGATCACACGCATCGCAATAATTATTTTCAAGTTCTATAAACTTGCTTTCAATCTCTTTTAAGAATGACTTCATTAATGCATCTCCTTTAACTCACGAACTAAATCAAAATAACGTAACAAAGAAAGTATATGAGATTCTTTGATTGTTTTCATATTTTCAACAGTACATAACATTTCAGAAAGTTTTTGTACTTTGATCTGTGTTGCTTTATCGGTAATTTGTTTTGCTTGTGAAGCTAAATCTTTTTTAATACGTGGAATAACAGTTTGTACATATTCTTTTAAAGCAGCAGTATCATTAACATTGGTAATATACTTGTTTAAAAGTTGTTTTTGTGATTCATCTAAATTTTTTGAATATTTTTCATTAAATTTATCAATCATTAATTTATATGTTAATAAACGAATGTCCTTTGGCTGTGATTCAAAATTTTCAAGTACCGGATCTTTTTCAATTTGTTTCTTTTCAGTAATGATTCCATTTTGAAGAATAACATTTTTACATTCTAAAAGTTGTTTTGGATTAGATGTTTCTTCATATTCAAAAATCATGTATATTGAAGCTAAAGGTTTATAATTTGAAATATGAATTTTAGACATATTCGAAAATACGAATTTTTCTGAAATTTCTTTAACTAAATTATAGCGTTGACGTTTCAAAACACTTTGATTTAATTTATCATGTGCTGATTTTACTGTGCGGATATAATCTAATCCTTGTGCTTCACTTTTGAATTGTTCTTTTAATAATGCGTTATAGAGTTGTAATTCTTTTGATAATTCTGTATTTTTTCCGAAATATTTTTTAATTATATCAACTGTTACAGTTTTATTTGAAGACAACGTTTCTGAAGTTAATTTACGCACTAACATTTCAAAAAGAATACCGGTATTCTTATATTTTGAATGTTTTAATTTTTTCATAAGGTTTCGACCGTTTTTTATTTAATATAAATATAATGTTTCTTACAAAATGTTGTTTTCGTCCAATATAGTACCCGTATCTTGATCCTGACGACTTAATTTATTTGATTTCAAAGATTCTAATAACATTGCAGGCTGTTTATTTTTTAGATATTTTAGTATATTGTGGTTTTCTGTAGCAACTGGTCTAACAGCTCTATCCCATCTAGCATCTGGTGTAAATGTAGTTGATTGATTATCAGCATTGAATGCTTGTTTCAATTCTTTTTTACCTGTCGGATCCCAGCCCATTGCATTTTTATGTTGTTCTGGTTTGATTCCCTCAGGTGGGCGGCCGCCTTTATCTTTTTGTTCAACTTCGGTGCTTGACATATGAACCGTTGCTAAATCGTGTGGCGTACCAAATGATACTCCGGTTACTGCTGGATCATTTCCTTCTTGTTCAATTTGATTTTGACGGAAACGAAGTTTAAGATCTTCAACAACATCATTGCGTTCTTGAAGCCATTGGTCTTCAGACATATTAAAGATGTATTCATATATGTATCGATCTGATAATAATTTTGAATCTTTCATTGCATTAGCCAATGTCATTTTTTCATTCATTAATGCAACTTTTTGTTGATCATAAATAATTGACGGCGATGTTAATTCTAATTGAAAGCCAACTAAATCTGCGCCTTCAAATCCTTGAGCATATAAATGCACGATTGCAATCTTAGTTAATTCAGAACAAACAATTTTTTGAATGCGTTCAATTGTTCTTGCAAAACGAATATCCATTGATGCTAATGTAGTTTTACCTTCTACTCCTTCATCATATCCTAAAAATGGTTTAGGTATCTTAAGGGCAGCCATCATTTTGTTTCTGATATATTCAATATCATCCATTCCGGTGAATGTCATACCAGGCAATGTATCAATTGATGTAGTTGATTGCCCTCCGCGAACTGGTAAATAATAATCTTCTAACATGTTATTCAAGTTGAATTTAAGATTATAATTTCCTGTTGCTTGATCAATATGTGGAATTTTTTTCATTTTATTGATAATTGTTTCCATGAATGAATCAACTTCATTTGGCGGAATATTACCAATATCAATTTTAAAAATACGTTTTTCCGGTGCTCGCATAATACGATGTATAAGCATTGCATCTTCCATCATCATTAATTTTTGGAATTCTTTACGAGCTCCTTCTAACATTGATCTACCATACGGTAAAAAGTTAGAATCTGATAACATTCGGAAATGTGCCATTTCAAACACATCAAAATGTACATTTGGAGATCCTACATGTTTAAATGTAATTTTATATTCTCCAGTTGCTTCATCATATTCTTCAAATCGTTCTACTTCATAACTTGACATCGGTCGTGCGTTCATTACGCCAATTTCTTCCGCAATATCTAATTTCAAAAAGAAATCGCCATATTTTGCCATATTGCGAATCCAAGTCCATAAATTAAATTCAATATTTAAAATATCATAAAATAAATTATAAAGTATTTTTTGAATTTGCGTATTATCACATTTGATTGTTAGTATATCTCCAAATTGATCCGCTAATGTAGATTCATCTGAATATATGTCTAATGCTGAACTAATAATAGGATCACGATCCATCATTTCATAATCAGCATAAAGTTGCATACGATTCTGATGCATGTAGTAGTTAGAATCATATCCTCCCATACCACCTACCATATGCTTGTTCGAGCCATGCATTCTAGTATAACGGTCTGCTACTTTAGTTTGATTTAAATTACCAACCCCTTGCAAACGGTTAGTATCTACTACACGAAGTTTATCTTTGCCATAGGCACGAACAACAACGTTAGTATTAAATAGGTTTTGTAAACGTTTTCTTAAAGACGCCATAATATATTAATTTTATTATAAATATAACTAGTTACAGAAGCCAGGTTAAATTTTCGTTGTAATGGCCATTATTCCAATTCCAACCGTCTGCGCCATTGCTTGGTTTTCCTGTATAAATAACAGGTTCTGTAGTTTTTTGAAATTGAGACAATGTTCTTTTATTTAATTCAATTCCTTGTTGTCTTAATTTTAAAGAGGTGTCTCTTAACCATAACCCGATACAAAATGACATTACTAAGTCATCATTATATCCTTGTTGAGATTGTGCTTTACCATTTAACCAAATAAATACAAACAATTCTTGTATTAATCGTTTGCTTCGAATAATTGGTGTTCGTTCTCGCATATACATTTCTAATGCTGATATCATTAATGGACGTGTACGAGTTGTAGTTGATACTCCAGGAACCATTTGGCTCTTATCTTTCATATCATATCCTTTTTTCAATTGTACATCTGCATCAACATAACCATCATCTTTATATGTATAAAATAAATTTTCATATCCGCGGTCTAAAGCTGGTTGAATTGCAGCCCATCCAATATTTGCATTTTCAATTGCTAGCAGTGCATTATTCCATTCTGTTGCAACTGTTACGAGCATATTACCGAAATCTTTAGGCGGTATTTTGC